ACGATTTGCAATTTTATTTTGTGCCCGTGTTACCAGTGTTTGTACACTACTCTTCGAAATACACAAAAATCTAGCCGTTTCCTCAAATGAAAATCCTTCGCCATGGGTTAGAATGTAACATTCTCTTTCTCTAGCTGATAGGCAACACAACGCATCCTCTAGCTGTTCTTTTTCCCACTCTGTAAGATTACATGGACTGCCTGCCGTACCTCTATAAACAAACGCCTGCATTCTTAATGGATCCACTGGCTTTTCTCTTTCATAGGCTGCTCTTCTCTCAATCCCACGTTTGCTCTCTGGTCTACGTCCTGTTTCCAGCCATTCGATTACATACTCTACATCGCTAATCATTTCAGAGAGGTAGCGTCTTTCTGGATCATCAAGAACTGTCTCTGTTGCTCTTAGTTCAGCGTATGCTTTTTTCAATTTCTTTCTTGTCTCTCTATATTCTTTTAAAAGTTCTTGCATTGTGTTCATCAATCATTCCCCCTCACCATCTGCTCATGGTATAATAGTTTTAGCGAACACATGTTGCTCCTGATGAAGGGGCTTTTTTTATTTATTCCAACTCGTACTCTTTAATAAGTCCTTTTAGATTGGCTATGCCTTCCCAGTAATCATCCTGAGTTTGATTAGCGTGCTGCCAACTGGAGAGTCGTGGATTTAACGAGGCATAAACTATCTGGATCGCAAGATCATCATCGTCTACGACTTCTCCTTCGATTGATTCCCGCACCTCATCAGTAACCAGAACCTTTACACGGAGTGTCATTTCAACTTCAATCTCTCTGCTCATTGTCTACCTCCTTTCTCTTGGTCACACATTTTAAAATAGATTGCAGTTAGCATAAGCAGGGTTGCTAACTCACCAATTCTTATATCTCCGCCCATATGATGAATTATCGTCAATAATGCTAATACAGCTAGCAAGAAGACTCGTAGTAAGGTTGTCAAATTCATCGCCATTCACCTACCTTTCCGTCACCAAATCTCAGCAAAAACGTTAATGGCAATATATTAATCTCAGTAATGACGTAGCCGTAACCATCTCTCAAATCATGTATTTGTAACCCAATGCACCAGCTCCGCCAATTAACCCCAACAACAAACTTCTTCCAATTGTTTATTTGAAGTGTTTGGGTCATTCCGCATCCTCCCTTATCACAAGTAATGGTTTTGTCTACACATCCATCTGCTCTGAGTGCTTTCCTTTGTTCCAAAGTTCAAGATAGTATTCAGAATCGTCCAAAGTGCATTCGATATCACTGATTCTTTCCTGCAACTCGACAATCCGCGACTTTCCTTTCTGAATAAGCTCCTCTAAGCAAGGTTTACATTTAGAATCAGTAAACAGTGTGCCTCCGCAAGTGCATGTATTCATATCGAACTCCTCCCTTTCAGCAATGGTTTATTAAATCGCTTGAACAATATAAATTTCTTTGATGTGTGATTTTCCTATATCGTAAAACTCCGAACCCTGACACCATAGGTTTTTTGCTTTGTTGTAAACCAGTTCATCGTTTTTGTTAATGTAAACCCAATGATTTGTAACTATCATTTGCTTATATTCATCCACTAATATGATAGGTACGCCTCTTGTCCACTTCTTACCAGAGTGATGTATTTCAGAGGTTTTTGAGTCCTCATATTTCGTCATTTCTTCCAACTTCTCGATTTTGATTAGGTTGACCATTCCTGTACCCCTATCTACAAATCACGGTTCGTTTTTTCAATTTTTTCTCCGTGAATTTCGTTGTATGAGATATCCACATAACGAATGGAATTTGAACCATCTCCATATGCCATAGAATCAATGAAGTTTCCAAGCTCTTCTCTTAGCCGATCCCCTTCATTCGATTCTTCCCATCTCTCTTTACTGCCATCTGGAGCAACAAAGAAACTTTGATAACCGTTCAAGTGGCTTTCTATTATTGGAGATACAAGTGACCCAAACAACTCTTGGGCTTTTTTATGAACCAGCTCCAATTTGTCCATTGCATAGCCAGCACCTGTTACAACAATAGCGTTGTGTTTGATAGTCCCCATTTTTTTCTCCCATTCATCGTGTGTTGTATTTAGTTCTCATCTGGCGAGCAATCCGGGCAGCATTCATGTTCTTCGCATGTGCATGCACTCAATAAGCCGTTTTCTTTCATGATCTGTTTCGTCCTATTGCAATGGTTGCATGGCTCTTTATGTGTTTCTTCGATATAAGGGAAATGCGGTGAGACAATCCCTGTATTTTCAACTGTATAGCCCAGCCCTCCGCAGTGCTGACAAACCATACTGTCCCCTCCATTTACAAATCGTGTGTTTTGTTAAATCACAACATTATGAAAGTCGGATCATCAGGAAGGTAATCAGAGTATTGTTCTAACAGTAACTCTTCTATCTCTGGCTTCTCCCATAGTCCAAACCCACGTTCATCTGATTCTGAACCATCAATAGTAAGCATTTCTATCCCACCTACTATGACCCTTATACAATCCTCTCCATCAATGCGCCATTCTACTTTCAAAGTAATCACCCCATTTACAATGCGTGTGCCATGTTAATAATTAGAAACCGCCATGTACTATGAGCTCTCCTGTGAGTTTGTTTATTTCTACATACACATAGTTTTTAGACAAAGTTTGCACTGTTTCATGCGTAATTTCTTCATTACAATGAGGGCATTTTTCCAAACGGAAATCTGTAACTTCCCATCCAACCCATTTCTTTTTCTCGATCTGTTCATCAAACTCATAAAAAACACCATTGCACACCTTGCATTGCATCTCTTTAGCTGATAAAGAAAGAGTTCCTCCTATGTCTTTCATTGTTTATCCCCCCCGTTGTTCGGTCATTGTGCTTCCTCCAGTAGCTCTGGATGCTCGTAGATATTGCCGATGACTTCAATTTCCTCAACGTAATAAAGACAACCGTCACCATCAACGTGAAAACTTGAATGAGAATCAGAAAAGTAAACTTTTCCTCTCACTATGTCGTACCCACCATGCCAATGAGAATCACGCTTTCCCGCAACAATATCCCCTTCGTAAATCTCCTTACCCTTCCAGTCCTCTTGAGTCTTTCCTTTTTGTAGCCATTGATGTTGTTCTTGCTTGATTAAATCATCCCATTTGGTATTGTCATGGAGTCCGGTATATTGACCGACTGATTCAGGAACTACAATCCAATAGTCATGATCTGTCCATATCACATGTTCATCTAAAACAGCACTATATAAGAAGTAACCATAGACCCACCCGCCATTGTCGACCCTTTTTCCTCGAAACTTTATCTCTCGCATCTAGTGCCTCCTATTTTTGTCCCAAATGATAGAGATATGCTCTATCAAAAGGAGTGATTATCATGCAAAAATCGTTTTATCATATCGTGCCGTGTAGCCGATCTGCTAGGTTAGTTAGAAAGTTTCGACTACACAGCATCCATTTTGACATTGAAGCTATCCGAAACAGCGATAACGTTCGGTTTGTTTTTCCTGATCTACCTGTGCGGCAGTATCATGTCGTGCATTTGGTGTTTGGTGAAGCTGGCTCACCCTATATCGAAGATATTCATTTGGCCATCATCGAAGTTCATGAGTAGAAGCTCTTCTGCATAAGCATCACTACTATGAAGCACTTGTCTAAAACTTTGAAACATTTCACGCCTCCAGCCCTTATAAAGTTCTTTCAATACAGGCTCGTCATAGTAACTAACTATCGCCTTCCCCTTTATGTTATTAAGCATGTACGCCAGGTCTCTGTGATCTGTCTCATTAAAGTTACCTGCATAGTATTTTTCACGACCAATGTAGGGTGGATCCACATAAAACAAAGTATCAGGGGTATCATACTTTTCGATGATTGTCCGAAAATCACCATGCTCAATCATTACACCGCGTAATCGTTCCGCAAATTCATCTATCCTAGAGCATGCACTTTGGTACCCCACTGCTGGATTCTGTATTGATTTTGTACTGTGTCTCCATCCAGGTTTAGCACCTGGTGCATTACCTTTTGAAATTCCGGATCTGTTTAAGTAGAAAAAACGTACGGCTCGTTCAAACTCATCTTTTGGTAATGGCTCTCGCTTCCAACGTTCGTAAAGTTCTCTGCTGTATGGCAGCGTAATGCAAGCCTTCGCTAATTCTTCTTTATGATCTCGTGCAATCAGTAAAAAATTTATTAAATCACTGTCAATATCATTAACTACCTCGTGATATACACGTTCCTTTTGAGAGAGAACATGAAGCGCTCCACACATAGGCTCAACGTATTTTTTGTGTTCTGGCATGTAATTTATGATGTTTCCTGCGGAAATACCCTTTCCGCCGAACCATATCAAAGGTGATCTAGCCATCAATCCCCACTCGCTTTCTCCGCCCACTCTCGCAACGCCTGAGCATCGTCAATCTCTATCCATGTAAAGCCGTAGTTCATTCGGTTTCCATCTCCTCACGAATGACTTGTTTCTGCCAATCTAGTTGCTCTTTGTTCAACACTTCTTTAACTGTTTGATTGTCCTGTGTATCCATTGAGGCTCACTCCTCTTGATTTATTGGCTAGCTAACGTGTCCGAACACGCCACCTTTACGGTTTCCGATCTCTCCATGCTCGTTTTGATCCATAATGAGTATTGCTACCTCGTTAACATGTCTTTTTACCGATTTAGCGATATCGACAATAGATTCTCCTTTTCTCCATAACTGCCGTACCGTATCTATTTCACTCTCTAACCAGATGAAGTCGTACTCTTCGCAAGCAATGTATAATGGACGGCCTTTGAAATTACCTTCACCAGCTAATTTGTTAGCTTTTTTCGCTGAGATGTACCCCATTCATGCCACTCCCATCATCCGATCTACATATACCAGGTAATCCAATGATGCCCTTTGGGATTTCTGAACCAAGTAAGCGTAAATTTCGAACTCATCATAAGGGATACTTTTACGACCTCCTAGACTGGCGTTAAGCACGTAAATTCGAATGAATGAGTAAGGGACAAAGTAAACCTCTCTCTTACTTGCAAACTCGATTAGAAAGAAGCACAGGGCGCCATTTAATTCCGTCTTTGCCAAATGTTCTAACTGATGATCACCGATGTTTGCTAGTGAAAAGCTTGTATGACTCTTCGTTGACTTTGCCTCAAAAAAGATTGCTCTGCCTTTGTATACTCCGTAATAATCGACTGTAGATTTTGATTCATAAACAGCTTTCTTAATGTTTGTTCCTTCTGTTTTCAACACTTTTACAGGAGTGTGGAGTTTTTTAATTACTGCAATATCCTTGCGTTCATATTGTGTATTTGCTAGTTCTAGCATTTGCTCAAATGCCATTCCTCTATTTGCATAGCTCGTGTTCATTCTCATGCTCTCCCTCCGTTTGCTCACTCTTGATTTAACAGATGTGGATGCTCGTGGATATTACCGATGACTATTGCGTCTGGCATCCAAAAATAACTACGGTCACATTCAATCAAGTCAGACATCCAGATGTATCCGTCTTCTAATTCATCAGAGACAAGCATGAAACCACTGCCCTCGTATTTAACAAAGCATCGTAATAATCGTTCTTCATGAGTGATTTCAACGATGTCCCCGTTATAAACTTCATTACCTTCCTCATCATCGTGAACTTCGGTGTATTGCCCTATCGACTCAGGTTCAACTTCTATAGCGATATCTTCTACTTCATCAAAACTTCTATACTCTCCAATGCTAGGGTCAACAATATAGCAAATCGGTTGCTTAGTTTTTGTGTCATAGAATAGATTGTTTATCAACGAACCGTAGACCATTTTCCGAGTTTCAATAGATTTACCTCGAAACTTTATCTCTCGCATTCTGATACCCCCAATAGCTCTGGATTTTCGTAGATATTTCCAATCACTTCTCCTACATTGTGAAAATCCTCATATCGATGTCCGAGTTCTTTTCTTTGTTTCTCAGGCAATTCAAATACCCAGAAAAAATCTTTCCAAACAACTATCCGAATGTTACCTTGCCATTCTTTATAAATATCCCCTTCATAAATTTCCTTGCCATTGCAGTCTTTGAGTCCAGTGTATTGCATCATTTCAAAACGGACACCGTTTGCGTACCGATTACCATGTCCCCCGTGTCTTGTCCAACCGTCAGAATCATGATCATCATAACCAATCACTGTTTCAAGCAACTGGCTAATCTTGTCGAATTTTAATTCGTGGACAGGAAACATCACTTTACATTTTTTATCCCATGCACGAAACTTTATCTCTCGCATCTAGTGCCTCCCATCTAGCTTGAACCTCTGCCAAGCCCTTCTGATAATCTGTAAGACTGCCCTTCAGTAACACTGGATTTAATGGCTTAAATTGAGTGGATTTCCTTCGTTTACCCAATCAGCAAAGATTTGTTCAAATACCAGTCCTAAAGCAAGTAAATTTTCTTCATCATTTTCTTCAATCAAAAACAACTCTTCATCTCTTTTAAAAATATGGATTTTTCTCGTATATAAACCGAACATTATGAACACATCACCATCTACAACTACACCCCGATGCGTTGTAATCTCCGTTTCTTTATTAGTGAAACTAGCGTCCGAGTAATTCTGAAGGTATTTTGTAAACTTCTCAAACAATAATTTTGGATATAAATCATTTATAAACATTGTTTATAGCCTCCATATTTTAATTTTGATGGTCTACGCTCCTTTGAATCCGTCGAACATGTTCATCTGACCATTTGCCTCTTCAATTTCCCGAAGCAACTTGCCGCGCGGTGTCCATTTCTGTAAAAACTCTTTTGCTTTTTCAAAATCTTTAGTTGCAGTGTTCCGGTAAGAGTTAACTGCAAAATATTCCTGGTACTCATTCCATGCTGCTTTAAATACTTTGAACACGATTTGCTTATATGCTGGACTTTGTTTACCACCGATAATCTCCATCACCCTGCGCTTGCAAAGCGAGTTTAAAACTTGCTGCTGGCTGTAATCTACTGTCTTGGTTTGCTCCAAATGGAACACACGATTTTCTATTTCCGATGTTCTTTCCTCGATCTTTTTATCTAGGACAAAAATAGCTTGTAATTCTTTACTCATACCAGCGAATGGATTGCTTATCTGCTTTTCCATTTCTTCAAACTTGGTCACATATGTCGCGGTAAACAGGGTTCCTTTTTCTCCAGTCATTTTGTTAGCTACCATATCGCAACCTTTACGAGTGAGAAGGAAGCACGGTCTTAACTGGTTTTGTTTATCTACATACTCGCTAGGGAGAAAGAATTCGCCGAGGGAAAAATCTCCCTGAGTTAGATGTTCTGCATAATTTCTAATGGCTTTCATCAAATCGTTATGTGGCCTTTCGATCATCACAGCTACCTCTCGGCTGTCTACTAGTAGTTGTCCGTTTTGATTGATTACAGTTAATTGATTCATGCTCGTTTCTCTCCTCTCAGGGACTCATATAATTCTTTTAGCTCAGGATCATCCATAATCGTTTGCTTTTGCCTATCAAGCGTTGGATGTTCTAGTTGCTCCCGTTCTATTTGGCGCTGTACTGCTGCTGGAAGCTTGTCCTGCACAACATGCTTGCCATATCCTTTTTTGCCTTGTACAACTTGCAAATGGTTAGCCCTCTCTGCTTTGGAACGCTCATGATCTTGCTTATTTAGTTCAGCGTGTTCGGCTGTTTTGATGCCTCTTGATGGGAATTTATTAATAATGCCTCTGCAATAGATCCAATCCTTGCCATTCTCTGCTGCTTCCCTCATAGCCCAAGCAATAGCTGACATTTCAATTCCGTCATCGAGGTAACTATGTAAGAGTTCCGTCATGATGAAAGTTGGCTCGAAAACGAAATATTTTTTGTATTGGTCAAGGACGCTGTTAAAAACATACAAATCTCTACCGCCTACCTCCACCACTTCCCCTAAGGGGGGTATATGGGGTGTAGTATTATCTGTATCTGTATCTGGTTCTGTATCTGAATCTGTATCTGTATATATAGCGTGACTTGGCGTGACATCTTGTGACTTACCTTCTTTTACTTCGTGACCGTCACGCTTAAAATCAGTAGAACCAGCGTCATCATTAGCTTTTTTCTCTTCTGACTCTTTCTGCTTTTTCTTCTCTTCTGCTTCTTTAGCACGTTGTTTCCTTTTTCTCTCTCGTGTGTTCTCCGGTTTATCAGATGATTTTTCGTATTGTCGATTCATGAAGTTGATCAATGTCACGCTACCATCGGCGTGACGCTCCATCATTTTGAGCGTGACACACATTTCAATAAAACCATTTGCTTGATCTAATTCTGATGCTGTTAGGCCAGCAACATGGGCTAAATCTTGATCGGTGTATTCAATGCCATCAGCGATGAATAATCTGCCTCGATCTGTTGAATTAGATGCCTCACACATAGCTGCAATCCATAACCATTTCTGCGTTGCGTTTAATCTTCGTAACTTCGGATCAACTAATATTTCCGGATAAAGCCTCAACCATTTAACCATGTCCTCACCCCTACGATGCTCCATTTGTGTAATACGGGAGCAATACTTTCTCTCGATAATTCCGAAACGCTTGACGCCCTTCTTTCGTGTGGTGAGCCTTCCAATGACACGTACCTGTTTGAGTAGATGGTCCGCAAGCTAAAGCAATGTTATGGGCCTCTCCAGTGCCTCCCTCGCTTCTAAAAATGATGTGGTGTGCTTCTAACCATGTAGTCTTGCCACACAGCACACAACGCCCTTTGTCTCGCTCCATTACTTCTTTGTAGACCACCGGGGAAATTCTTCCCCGGGCTACACGCTTTTTCGTTCTACGCTTGAAATCAGGCTTTGGTACGGCTCTTACTTCATCAAACAATCCCATGTGATCAACCCCATTCTTATGCTGATTCTTCTTGTGTATCTGGTTTGGTTTCTTCCTCTACCTCTATCACTTTGTAATCTGCATCAAAGATATTTTCTGACTCAATTCCGTTGTCCCTACGCGGTTTCAACACTGCTTCATCAAGAGCTAATTTTTCTTGTACCTCAATACTGATAGGCATGTATTTTGCCATTTCTTTAATGCATGTTTTCTTTGCCATAGCATCAAAGTGATTTACCCACGGTCCCACAAGCTTATCGTTTTTCTTTGACTTCGAATGTTTCGTAGCATGTTGCAGACATTGCTCTGCTGTGAGGGTAAAAAAATCAAATGCGCCGTCCTTTAGCCTATAAGCTGAATAATACCTAACTGCTTTTCCTTCATCTTTAGGATTCCGTTCTTTGATACGGGTAATTGCTTGATCCATCATGATTTCTAAGAAGTCATCTTTATTAGGCTGAAAATTTTCTAGTAGATGTAACATGTCGAACGGGACATGAACCAACCTCTTATCTTCGCCTTTTAAGTAGATAAACAAATCGTTTTCGTACACTGTTTCTGCATAGATTTTTGATACATCACCTGTGCGCCGTATCAAGTCGATCTGCCCTTTGTAACCGATTTGGAATTGGCATTCCCATTTTCCAGTTTCGTTATCCTTAAATGGAACAAGGTACGCATGTCCCATTAAATTAGGTTCAAGTCCAAGCGTTGCACAATTCATTACAGCCCCTACTATTGATGCTGGCGTGCAATCAGCTAGCTTTGAAGTACGACTGATTGCTGTTAGTGTTATTCTCGCAAGTCTCTCTGGTGTCATATGCTTTGGAACGATTGATTTAATAGCTTGGAAGTTATCTGCAAGCTCCTTTTTGATTATCATGTTGAAATTTTCGCCTTTGGTTTGCGTTCTAGCAGCAAGCTGTTTTGAGATATTAGATTGATCTACTTTTTTATCAGTTGTCATTCTTATTCGTCTCCTCCGATAACCCTGAATGTTCTACTTCTCTTTCCGGTTTTCCAAGAGAACTTTAACTCACCTTGAAAGTAAGCTAATTCGTGATTTTTCATGTATCCTTTGATCTGGTTCACGGCTGTTTCTTCGCGTTTCATTGCATCCTTTTTTTCGGCCCTTGCTTGATAAAGCATCTGTATACTGTCATAGGCTTCTTCCGGAAGTTCAATGCTGGATTGTGGGATAGATTCAGGATATTGGTCACTCAGATACTCAGTGTCTTGTTGAGAGTATGCTGGAGGGATTTTTGCTTTTATATGATTAGTCCAGAATTCGCGTTCCACCGTAATTAGGTTTTTGATTAACTCATCATCTCGCTCGATGACTCGCCACTGAAAATCCCAACCACCTATAAGCACTGCTATAAACCATCTATTTGCTCCTGTAACAGCCATATAGTGATTGCACTGAAGGATATATTCTGTAGGAGCTTGTGTTCCTGCCCAATCATTCCGACAATACTCAGCCGTGTTCTTGCATTCTAATCCTGCGTTTTGACCTGGTAGCCATCGGTCAATATTAGCTAGCATAAAATCATGTTCTGGATGCTGAAATATTGCATTTTGACGCCATACTTTATATCCTGTATCTTCTGCAAACCATTCAGCTATAAGTGGTTCTAACATACGTCCTGCTTTCATTTTGGGATTGTCTTCTACTGGAGGAGCTTGCCCTAATTTTTCAAGGTACACAGCCATTGGTGATCTATAACGGCTCATCTGGCAAATAGCTGCTACATCAGAACCACCAATACCTAAACGGCGATATTCAAGCCATTCCTCATATCCCATATTTTTTGTATCTACTAAGCGTTGGGCTAACATTTCTTTCACCCTTTCTCGCCAAGTCCCATATATTCAGCAAGCACTTTATTACTGATAATTTGAACTGGCTTCCAATTCGGGAAATTCCGTTGCATGTATGCAATTGCAAACCGTTTTAATGTTTGTTCATCTTTTAAAGCTCTATATATCAGGTAGTGGAAAGATGTGCCTCATTCCCTTAATCCACTCAGGAGTTGCTCTGTAAGCTCCTTAACAGCTTGTCTATTGTCATGCATAGAACGATCTGCAAGTGTGTCTCTTAGGTACAACATTTCCTCAATATGGCTATCTAAATGTCTGAATAAGTTATCTGCTTGCTCATCAAACGCTGTAATTCCACGTCGTATATAACGTTGTCTGGTTGGTTCAACGCGCTCTGTATACTCTGGAAAATCAAGCAATGCTGGCATAATGTTTTCCCTCCCGTACTAAGGCTGCTACATAATCTTCGCGGCGCCGTAACTCTTCCCATAAATCACTTCTTGTTGATTCCATTTCAGCAAGCTCTCTGCCGATCTTGTTTAACTTTTCTTCTAAGGCTCGCATGTCTTCATCCATTGATCTAATTTCTGTATACAAGCGCTCAACAGTGCGATTTTGTTCGTTTAGTTCCATTTGAACGGTTCCGATTTTTCGTTCCATGCTTGTCCAACCTCCGATTATTTGGTATTGTAGAGGTACAATTTTTGATTAAGATGCCGTCTGTTGCGAGCAGGCGGTTTTTTCATGCTCTTTTATTTGTTCTGTAATCCAACGGGTAATTTGGCGATAGTTTTCATGAGCCTGACGATCTCCTACTGTCTTAGTAATCATCATCAATCGCTGGTATCTTTTTAGATCAGCAATCAAGTCCTCATAGTTCACATCTTCACTTCCCTCTCAGGATTCTTTCAATTTGTTCAGCTTGTCTTGATAACTTAATGTTTAAAACCTTTTCTGCTATGATTTGCTTCTTTTTAGCGTCAATAGGATTACCGTTCTGGAGGCTTATCTCAGATTGATCGAGCATCCCATTTACAATGTGATATAGCTCCTCTTCATCCAAACCATCCAGCATTTCTTTCACCTTTTCACCTCCTTTACACCATTACTGATAGAACGTTTTGCATGATGGACATTCCATCCATTCCACAGAAGAACGCTACAGCCACCTCCTTCGCTCCTGTGGCTTCTATCCACGCTAGTCCCGTTTGGAAATCCAACGTTTTCTTATCTGTCTCCAGCTTGCTTATGCAACTTCTTGAACGATTGAGCTTTTCGGCTAATTGTTCTTGGCTTAACCCTGCTCTTTCTCTGCAAGCGTGCAGTATCGCTCCGAACTTCTTCACTTTTCTCTCTCCTTCTTCAAACTAGTTCCAATTTGTTCCAAATAAGAACAGCTAAATTTGATAAATGGTTTTACAATTAAGTTGTGTTCATCTTTCATGCTTTCCCTCGGGCTGCTCACCTGGGGGAATTTTTGTAAGCTTGTCCACCATGCCCATACTGGGCATTTAAGCTGTAGTTGCATTTTTTTGTTGCTCTCTTTCGTGAATATAAATATTCGCTTCGGCTAAAGCTCTACGATAGTTCTTCACTTCTGGCAGATCGGAATTATCGTCGTACCACTTGTCTCTTTCATCCGGTGTCATAAACGGAAGTGCAGACCTGATTTTTACTGTCGTTAATCCGAGTTTCTTTACATATAAAGGCCGATCTTCTCTTTTGGCTAAGAAGCTTGCTTTGGATATGAGGTCTACAAAGTCCATTTCTAAAGCGCTGGCTAACTTTCTGAATGCTTCAGGTTCAATCAGGAATCTTTCTTCTTCCTCCATCTCTGTGATGTAATCAATACTTACACCTGAGATGTTAGATAGTTCATCAACCGTTATCTTTTTTGATTCACGTAGTACTTTGAACCATGGACCGAATTTTTCCATTCTCCCATCACCTCTTGCTCTATTTATATGTGGTGATGTTAATGGGACAACCCTAGATGATATTGACATTTGGTTTCTCCTTTCAGGTACACGCAGTTAGTTTTTAATCGCTTCAACTAAACCAGAAATACTTTGTATTACGCTCGGAAGGATTTCTCTTTGTTCTTCCGAGCATGTACGTGTAAATCGCTCGTTCACCCATCCGCATAAAATAACAATAGTTTTTTCTACTTCTTGTTGAGTTGTAATTGACATTCTTATCACTCCTATGCTGGTTGTTTTGAATCATCTCAATCCCATCCTGCATCTATGTACATGAGTGGGGAAGTTTGTCCTATCCTTTGTTATTTATGGAGAAATACGTAGGATGGGATTACGATAGGTCGGTTCTCTTTGTGTTTCTTTGTAGCCTTAGCTGCTTTCAAGCTAGTTTTTGTTTTTTATGACGCGTATCGTGACATTTTTCTTCAAAAAAAATTGTCCATTCTACTCCTAATACTCTTGCTATTTTTTTAGCAACATTAACACTTGGCGTACGATTTTCTTGTTCTATCATTGCATAAGTTGTTCTTGCAATATCAGCTCTGTTAGCGACTTGTTCTTGTGTAAAATTGAGTTCAACACGTTTCTTAATCATCCAATGTCTCATAGTTCACCTCCTGAAATGTCACGAATCGTGTATCTCAATTACTAATTTAATACACATTACGTGACATGTCAATGATTAATTACACTTTTCGTGACATGAATTTGATGTCACTCTTTGTGTAGCTATAATTACAATATGGGAGGTGCTTTATATGTTAGGTCAGCGCTTAAAAGAACAAAGGATTAGAAGGAATTTGCGTCAGGAAGATGTCGCATTGAAAATTGGTATTGCACGTACTACATATGCAATGTATGAGCAAAATAAGCGAGAACCAGATAATGAAACCCTCCAAAAATTAGCTGACTTTTTTAATGTCAAGATTGATTACTTGTTAGGAAGACAGGAAGAAAATTATGATTATACTAAAGACCCTACCGTAACAGGTGAAATCAAAGAATTACTTGATGACCTCATGCAGCTTCCACCAGAGGAAAGAACAATTATTATTAACCAAGCAAGAATTTTTGCTGAGGGTTTAAAAGCAAAAAACCGTTCAACTAATAAATAGCGAACGGCTTTTTTTTATTTTCTCAATCAATTCTTTAGCTTTGGGATCATCATCCTGATACTTAAGAACCACCTTAACCCACTCCACTTCCTGTTGGGTTAAATTAGAGGTTTTTATTTGTTTAGAATCTACCATCGAATGATCTCCCTCCGTATTAAAAGTCTATCTTGAGTGATAAAATGATTCTTAGATATTTCTTTACTAAAATTTTATTTCTGTAAAAAATGGTATCACCTAACAAATGAATTTTTTGTCGAATTTTGCGATTTTTGTACAACAATTGACCCGGGACGATTTATCTTGACATCCCAATCTATAGAAATTATAATATCATTCCTAAAAATACCAAAAAGGGATCATCCGATTTAATCTGGATGGTCCCTTTTTGGTATTCCCAAGTGTTCAATTTGCTTATATTTTGGCCTTGATACTGTAGCATATGTCCCATCTTCAAAATATGCTCGTATTGAAAATGAATCATCTACTATATATTTTATTGCGTATAGATTTACCACATTTACGGGATCTAACTGCATAAAACCGAACTTTCCCCACTTTTGCCAAACATCCTCAAGGGTTGATAGTCCGAGAAATTTTCCATTATTGGTGTGATATTGCAATATACCATTTTTCGAATTTTTGGGTCTAAAGAGGTCAACCTTATTGACCTCTTCAATGCTAAACTCTTCAATGTCATTGGTTCCAAAACGAATACCCGAAAACATTGTCATAGATTACACTCACTTATTTTTTAATTCTGTTGGTACCTCAGGGCTACCAATCGTAAACTTGAAACTAACTACATATACACCTGCAAGTGCAGAAAAAATTTTAGATAGTGTAATTGCCATTTTGCTTTTCATCATGATGTCACCTCCTTTTTAGGGAGTAATAAAATAGATTGAACAAAGAACGACAAAGATAATATTGGAGAATAAAGAATAAAATTAAAACAAATAATCAGAAGTGACATTACCTTTAGAAATAAATGCTTCTCCTTAGGTATTCTTACTTCGTCGTACACATTATTTGGAGCCAGTAACAGTACCAGAATCATTGAAATTGTAGTTAATGCACTAGTAACTATAGGAGTCATAGGAATGTGCGGAATAATAGACATGATAGCTACTGAAACTACTGCACATCCACCTAACGATTTAAAATGATACCCTCCTGAAAAGGCTCTCAGTATCATAAAAGAAAATAAAGCCATCATTGTATCAGCCAATTTTCCCGATAGATAACCAAACAAAATTGAAAACATCAAGACCACAATAAAATTTACGGTTACAGATATAGAATAAGTTAATACAGCGACACTGCTTGTTTGAGCAGGATCTGTTCTATTAATTAATATAGCAATTTTCTTCGAAATTTTTTCAATCATAAGTAATCCCGTTTCCTTAGTAGCCATAATAGAATAGCAAGTGGAATCAATACATATCCCAATATAATAAATGTATTAGCTTTGCTCATGATCAATACATATAAAACTGTTATTAAAACAAATACTGACAGCCCTACTGCTAAGATTAATAAGAATGATAACTTGTTCATTTCTGGCTTGTAAGTCATGCTATGCGGAGGCTGAGAAATAAAACTATAGCCTAGATTTAAAACTTTCAGCAACCACGCAACCAGCACTACTAAAGCATCTGCAACAAACTGTATGATAAACGTTCCTAGTTCTGTAAATTGCCCTAGATCATTAAGAGATACCAAACTGGTTTTTAAAAGCAAGGAAAGTGCTATAAATTGTATTCCTGTAAAGGCTATGCATCCTGCAGCTGTAACCAATGTAGCCTCGTATAATCTAAACTCTAACAATCGTCTAAAGAATATAACTAGTGCTATGTACTGTATACCAGTATCGTATTGAGGTATATCCAGTATAAACCTATTAAAATAAGAGATTAGTGATAAAACACTTGCAATTAGTAAAAAATCTTTTATATAGCTTAAAACAGGAAACCGGAACATCTTAAAAGCAACAATCATGACAGCCATTTGGTCCAGCACACCAAACACCAGATATAACAAAATATCCATAACATTTCCCCGATGCTGATTTTTTCACTTCAATTAACATTTTACCCTTCCAAATACTTTCAATCCACCTAAATATTCATTAATTTTATATCAATTAAATGATATATGATGTTACTAAATTCCTATAATATGGTATTATTAGGAAAGTGTTTTGTTTCAACCTGAAGCTTTTACACACTAAACCCTCTATAAAACCAGTCTTATGTACTAAGGAAACGGACAAGGGGTTATTTTTACGTCTATTTAAAAATTATATAAAGTTTAATGAATTAGTAGGTGAAGAATTCAATATTTTATACCTACATATCAATAATCCATTACAGACACAAAATGTCTTTAGGCTCATTTCTGAAAAACAGTCTAAAAATTTCTTAGCTATCTATCGTTTCGTCCTTGATCTTTCTTGTAGAAGAGTAAACAAGGAATTTTGACATACAAAATGGTTGCAAAATATAAATTGAGGTGTAGTACATGTCAGAAAATTTTATCATTAACAGTAAAGTATCAAACTACTTAAATTATGATTCTCTAAAAAGATTCCTTAGACCACTCCCTCTAAATTCTACGGGGGTTAAACACGAATTAATCCAACGAATTGAGTCCGCCATTGCTGAAGGACAAATAGCTTATGAATATTTCAAAAATTTTTTAGAACAAGAATTACGATATGGGCATAATAGGACTTTATTTATAACAGGCTTGAGATCTTCGTCGTTATATAAAGTTAGAATACTAAATAAATTAAAAGAGTCTCTAGAAGAAGCTGGTTTACCTAACGAAAATTTCTCTATATATACTGAAAAAATTCCTGACACTGAAGTACCTGAATTAGTACACTTAAAAATAGACAGTGTTGGCAGTAATGTAAAAAAAATTGAGCTTGGATTTTCCGCAATGCTATTAATAAATTACACCTATGAAGGAGAACAGTTACAGACAAAAGATATTGATTATGTATGGATTGTAATTGATGTCGAAAAAGAACAATTAGTTATTTCTGTAAGACCACGTGGCAATGTCGATGTATCATCACGAGCCTCTGTTGCTTCTTTTGAAAAATACGCTCAACTTCTAACAGAAATATTCTCGATAAGATACATATCAAATGACGATTTAAAAACGACATTATATTATATTTTTAAGGAGCTAACCTCCAAAGCGGAACAACCTTACGTCGAAAAGGTAAATCCTTTTGTACAGGATATTGAGGATATTTGCAAGAAAATCTCTGAGGAAGTAGGTTTACCTTCCAGCACAAAACCTGTTGATCTTCCTTTTCGCTTTAGAAGATTAATAGAAAGAGCACTAATACAAGATGATTTTTTTAATTTCAGTTCATATTCAGTTGACAAGATTGGCAGGGTGAAAAGATATTTCTATGCCGACGATACTGGTGCAAAAGTCAACGCTTCTTCTAGTGAAGGAGATGGTATAGAATTGAATGATATCTACTTCGACACTAGGGAAACTATTGATGATCAAAAAACCTTTAATAAGTTATGGATAACTTGGTTTATGCCAGAGGGATATCCAAATAAAGAAGTTGACACCAAACTTGAGGTAACCGAAAAATATTTTACACTTCACTTTTTTTGTTACCTATCTGGAGATGAAGAAGCTCATGTACTTTCCACTATTGAGAAATTTAAGCAAATATCAAATTGACCCTGTAGCTATAAATCTGCTTGATTCTTGGTTAGCTATTCAACGTAAAGCTACACTCAAAAACTTAACTCCTCTTCGTTTTTCTTCTCAAACAAATATTGATTTGGATTTAGCAATTGATATGTTCTTCTGCGCTACTAATGATAAGATTGGTGTATTAAGATCAAGGTATAGAGTACTGTGTCCACACTGTAATAATTTCATTTCTTTACATTTTAAATATGAGGATATACCTAATGAGGATGTGACATGTAAAGAGTGCAATTATAAATTCATTCCCTATAGATCGTTGGATTATGTAGAAATTGTGTTCGAAAGGATTTTAATGCCTGAGCATCCTTTATCACATTCAGAATTAACCAGGAATCAAAATGAAGATCTAGGTATCTCGAGAAATGTGCCCAGCCTTCGAGTTGGCGAAATAATTACTAAACCTACAGCTCGAAGGCTCCTCTTTATGGGTTTAGATCAAAGGTTTGATGCAGCCCAATGAGTAAAAAAATTATATATAAATTAATAATTGGAACTGTAATATTAGCTTTGTCAGTAAGCGTTTCTTGCTCATTAATTATTGTCACATTAAATGCTAATAAAGATTGGATTGGGTCGTTAATTGGAGCACTAGGAAACATAATTGGTGGAATACTCGGGGGATACATAGCTTATTTTGTTGCGTCTTTTCAAATTGAAGAGTCTAACAAAACAAAAATAGATGAAGAAAAAAAAGAATCAATTAACTTGGCAATTGTCGTCAAAGAAGAACTACGAAGTAACTCCTTAGTTATGGACGCTATTTTACAAGGTGAAAGCTCTGATTTACCAATTGATGCAAGATTAATTAAGCATAATTTAACGAGAGAAGCATGGTTGTTTTTCTCCTCCCGTGTTGCTCATCAATTAGACGAAAATTTATTTGTAAGTCTAAATACAATTTATAGGAAAATACAAGTTTTTCAATCGATGTCTTTAGAGGAGATTAATGATGAAATATCTCGTGATACAATCCGTACAATGAAATATCAATTTGATGATTGTATAAGAAAGCTAGAAGATTTTAGGGTGAAATTAAAAAATAACTCACCTGAATGATTTCTGCTGTTGATCTGTTCCTCTAATGTTGTTTACACTTACGTTAATACAATAGGATATCAATACAAGTAACCACTTGAACTGAAAATCTCAAAGGTGGTTACTTCTTTTTATGAAAGGACAGTATGTCGGAAACGAAATCATCAGTGTCAATACTTGAAATTCTGTCATGATGTTATCATCTTCTTTTTAAAAATATAGGAATAAGCCATATTCTTACATAATAATGCATAATATATATCCTTCTTCTAATCTATTTTCATGCATTATTTTACTTTCTATCTCATCACTTCGTCCTTACTTCTAGCTCTTTACTGCTTCTTCTGATCCCTACATTTTTATTTTTTACTTTCTATCTGATTATTTCTCCCTCACTTCTACCTTATTACTCCTTCTCTAGCCTATTTCATACATTATTTTACTTTCTATCTCACCACTTCGTCCTTACTTCTAGCTCTTTACTGCTTCTTCTGATCCCTACATTTTTATTTTTTACTTTCTATCTGATTATTTCTCCCTCACTTCTACCTTATTACTCCTTCTCTAGCCTATTTCATACATTATTTTACTTTCTATCTCACCACTTCGCCCTTACTTCTATCTCTTTACTGCTTCTTCCGACCCCTACAATTATTAATTTTTAATTTATTACTTGTTGAAATTATATTGGTAGTTGGTTACTATAAAGACATACACATAAATTTGTTTTATATAAGTAGGTTTGCCTCAGTATAGTCATGAAAGCCAAATAAAGTACTTTATCGTACTTATTATAAATATAAAATAATAAATATCTCACATATATCGACCATATAAATTACGTTTTGACTATCAGCTGAATATTTTTAATTCAACTTGCTTATAATAAAAAAAGACCGTAGGTGTTGGCGCACCTACGGTTTATACAATAGACTGTCCCCAATGGGGCGGCTCATATGGAATTCTGAGATAGTAAGACCGCTAAAGCTTCTGAGGGCTCGATGGCGGTCTTACTTTTTTTTGGTCAAGGCAACGACTATTGTCACGACTAGTCCCAGCAAGGCCACAATAAAGCCTCCAAACTGGAACAATAAAGAAAGCGTTTCGTGAGTTACTGCCATGCGCTCACCCCCTTTCTTTCTGGGGATGAGCCGACCGCCAACGAGGAGCACCGATCTATTGTAATACTATTAGTTTACTATGAGTTTCCAGGATAAGCCACTTTAAATATCTATCTTTTGTAAGTTAGGACAGATAAGTCTTGAAGAGAGTTTTAAAGCCAGCTTAATTGTTTTTACAATTTAAATATAAATAACCAAAATTGATTTAATAAAACGACACTACTTTTTTTGTAAAAATCATATTGCCTTCCTAAGTTACTAACTGTAAAATGATGACTATAAACACCATTTTGTTGAATATTGCCTACATTTTATACTACAAGACTTACTTCTTGCCTATAATATAAAAGACCGCTGGTGTTGCAGCACCAAACGGTCTTGTTTATACCATACAATAGTCTGTCCCTTCATTGGGGCCGGCTCATGTTGATTAATTAAGGCCGCTACTAAAAACTTCTCCGGTGCCTAGTAGACGGTCTAATTTTTTTGTCTCAGAACAACGACAATTGTCACGACTAGTCCCAGTAAGGCCACGATGAAGCCTCCAAACTGGAACAATAGAGAAAGCGTTTCGTGAGTTAGTGCCATAAGCTCACCCCCTTTCTGGGGATGAACCAACCACAAAAAAGGAGTACCGATCTATTGTAATAAGAAAATTATAGCAGTTTATCAAAAAAATCCAAGTGGGTTACATAAAATAAAAAAAAAGGATTTTTATGGAACACTAGCGAATTAGTAAGGTAATTAAAGTCGATTGCAACGAAAAAACGCACCTTTTTGGATGCGCTTTTTTTATTTCTAGGAGGTTTGCCCTCTGTATCATAGGTTTACCTATATATGATACGTTATAACAAAACTATTTCCTCTAATTGGAATTGTGCTTGTTTTTTGGTATACTTTGCCTGATATGTAAGATTTGTTTTTTTTTAATTAATTACGTTAAGGAGGCGTTCTATTACGATGATTAAAAAGAATACACTCCTGTATAACACGCTTTTCTTTATCCTCCCCCTTTATCTACTATACATTCTTCTAAAAACAATACGTTTACATGGTAGTTACTTTGAAATAAGTTTGATTCCGTTTGATACTATCATCTCTTTTTTTACACACTTTGAATCCTACAATCGCTTTGAATTACTAGGGAAGATTCTACTTTATATTCCTATTGGAATTCTGATTCCTTTGTTATTTAGCTCGATAAATAACATGTTAAGAAATTTTGTGTTTACTCTAGCCCTTAGCCTTTTAATGAATTCAATGATATTAGTAATTCGAGTTGGCTTCTTTGATATTGATGATATCATTCTTAATGTAGTAGGTGGTGTGATAGGATTCGTATTTGTTAAAGGCTGGTTTTCGTTTATAGCAATTTTGTCTAAAACTAAAGAATCTCATAAAGAAAGCCGACTGCAACTTTAAGCAGCCGGCTTTTACCTTAATTTATTTTCGAGCGATGATTACAATATTACCTTCTGCTTTAGTACCATCGTGACCTTTATTTATGAGCGCTATGAGATTGCAAATTCTATTGTCTAACAGGAATAATTAGTTCGTGGTATAATAAAAAAGACCGTAAGTGCTACCAACACCTACGGTCAACGTTTCAAAATGGGTCAAATTTACTTGAAGATGATCTCCTAGCTCGTTAGCTAAAGGAGATCATTTTCTTTTTTTAGAGAAAATCATTGTTAATCCAGCCCTTTTACATTTAATTATCTAAAATAACTTGAGTATGACGGAACTCAGTTGGAACTGTGATTCTACCAATATGTCTGTCACGAACAGTAGTTTTATTATTAGGGTATTTAACTGCCTTCCAATCAGCAGTAATATCGTATACTTTTCCTACTGCATATATATTTACAACATATTCTCCTGGTTCATCAAACTCGGCATTCAGTTTTTGCCCTTTTTCAATTACATGAGTTACTTTGGAGACATACTCGTATCCTAAATCCGCTTTTACTACCTTGATTGGAAATTCTACACCACCTTTAAAATTATGTTCACTTTCAACAACTTCTTTAACATTTGAAGTATATTCATGCTTAATTTTAACCCCTTTAACAAAGCTTACATATTCTTTGTGAATCAATTTAAATCTTTTATCATCTTTATAATATTCTGCTTTAGCTGTACCATCAACATACCCGTTCGCATAATATGTAATACCAGTATCTCTCTTCACTCTAGTAGACTCTGGTTCACTGTAAGAGCCCACCTCACGATATTTATCTGGATGATTACTATCTTTTTCATAGGTAGTAATGTCTTCTGCAAATACAGTAGAGGTTACATTAGTTGATAATAAAGCCACCCCTAAAGCCAATAATGGAAATACCTTACTCTTCTTCATAAAAATAATCCTCCTAAAAATAAATTATATATTTCATAGCTAATTTGCTATAAAACCATAGTTAAGGTTGTTTGCTTAAAAACTCCATGAAAGAATTGAGGAAATCACCAGAAAGGTCAATTCCATTTGGTACTTTTATTTTGTCTGAAATAGAAACTATGCTTAAATTCAGCCCTTTTCCCGTGAAAATATAGGTATTAACCTCGGTATTGGGATACACATCACTATAATGATCTGAGATCCCATAATCTTTTTTTTGAGAGTTATAAAAATTCGGTGCATATCTAATTGCGTTTTTCCACTCAAACGCTTCGGTGTTACTAGGCGTTAAACCCATTTGAACAATAATTCCTTCTTTTTCGTTTTTATATACTAAAGTTTTATTATTTTCTTGAAATACATCATGCTGCTTTTCAGATTCTCCCACTAGTGTTGGAACCATAGTTGAAATTTTCCAATCATCAGTAATTTCAACATACCCTTCTGGTTTAAAATTATTTTTAATATTCTCATACATGTTGTTAAATTTATTGCTATCAAGAACTACCGAATTTTTTTTATCGTCACATGAGATTAATATCAGTGAAAATGCAAGTATATAACAAGCTAAAAAAAAGTAATGTATCCCTTTTTTTGCAAACATCATATCACCTTCTAATATTTGTAATTTTCATCCCCACTAAATATTACCACAATGTAAAAAAAAGTCAAATTTAATTAATTTTATTGAACATTTCTTAATAATAGAATTTATATTGTTGGAATGCTTTTTATAAATACCTAGAATATGGTATTATAAGAATACAAGTACGCATATAATAAAAAAAGACCGCAGGTGCTGTAACACCTACGGCTTGTACAAAGACTATCCCTTCAAAGGGGTTAGCTCACAGGTTAACCGAAGAATAGACTCTCCCCTCAGTTTACGCGCTCAAGGGAGGTCTATTTCTTTTTGTCGAAAGACAGTAAGGCAATAATTAATAACCCGAATGCTATCATTAATGAAATTGCCTCATATACTGTCATATTCTCACCCCCTTTCCCTATTATTGGGGTAAAGTGAGGTGAGCCGACCACCCTTGAGAGAGCTAAGTCAATTGTACATGGCTATTGTAACATGAAAAATTTTACTATTCTCTACTTTTCTACAACCATGTGTATAATGGACAGAGAGGTGATTTGATGACTAGACCTACAAACCTTGACGTGATTATCCATCTACGGAAAAGCCGAAAAGATATCGAAGAGGAAAAAAAGGCCCTTGAAACTGGTGTGCCTTTTGATACTCTCGATAAGCACAAACGGGAACTCATGGAGCTTGTAAGAAGAGAGCAGCATAATGTTATTAAAATCTTTGAGGAAATTGTATCAGGTGAATTTCTATCTGAAAGACCAGAAGCACAGGAAATGCTACGTAACGTTGAAGACGGGGAATGCGATGCTGTAATCATAATGGACTTAGATCGTCTTGGGCGTGGCGATATGATCGATGCAGGAACCATCTTTCGGGCCTTTAAATACTCTGAAACACTCATTATCACCCCTACCGAGGTCATAGACTGTAACGCTGAAGGCGCTGAACTTTTATTTGGCGTGAAGTCAATTATCGCTCGTGAAGAGTTAAAACAGATCAATAAGCGTCTGCAAGGTGGTCGCAGACGTGCAGTAAAAGACGGTAGACATATCGCAAAAAACCCTCCATATGGCTATTTAAGAGACGAAAACCTTAAGCTCTATCCTCATCCTGAAGAAGCTCCAGTTGTGAAGAAAATATTCGAACTAATCGCTGAAGGATCTGGACGTTATAAAATAATGGATTATCTTATGCGATCCGGATATAAAGCTCCATCAAACAAAGATATTTGGGAGCCATCTACTGTAAGTTATATAGTAAAAAATGAAGTTTATCTTGGTCACCTAGTATGGGGTAAACAAAAAAATACGAAACGTAACGGAAGAAGGGTAAGAAAAAATCTCCCTCCAGAATTATGGACTAGACGTGATAATGCTCACGAACCGATAGTAAGCCAGGAACTATTTGATAGAGCTAATGAAGCTCACACAGGGCGTTTGCGTGTTTCTAGAAAAGAAGGTACAACTATATCTAACCCCCTTGCTGGCATTGCTAAGTGCGGAGTATGTGACCGAACTTTAGCACAAGCCCATTCTTACGATAGACCCAATCCTCAAATAAGATGCAACAACCCTGCATGCAAGTCTATACAAAAAGGTTCACTCACTTACCTTTTTGAGGAAAAGCTTATATCTAGTTTAGAAGAATTAGTAGAGCAAAGGAAAATGACACAATCAGAATTAAATAATAGCGCGGAACGAAAAAATAAGAATGAAGAACGAATACTTGCTTTAACTAATTATATTCAAAAAGCCACTACTGAGCTGAACGAACAACACAGCATGAGAGAAACAACCTTTGAAATGTTAGAACGAAAAGTCTACACTGAGGAATTATTTTTACAGCGTCATAAAATCATTTCTGATAAGATAAAACAACTTGAGGCAGAAATAGAAAAGTCTCAGGAAGAAATTGCTCAATTGAAAATTAGAATGAGGATGCAAGCTCAACTTATCCCTAAAATTCATAAGGTTATTCAAGCGTATAAATCTTTAGAGGATGCTGAACAAAAAAATAACCTCCTCAAATCAGTTATTGAGAAGGTTATATATATTCGTAAGAAAGAATGGCTGAAGCCTGAGCAATTTGAACTTGAAGTTATTTTGCGGTTCCCTACATAGGGGACCGTTCCGTATATATGTCAGTGAGTTATACTGATTTACCTCACCATATCCAAACATATTCGATCTTTCCATTAATTCCTTTACCAATTTTACGCAGCGTTCATTATCTGAGGTGAGGTTATCCCCATCTGAAAAGTGAAACGGATAAATGTTATATTGGCTTACAGGATATCGTTCATCAATAATTTCCAAGGCTTTCCGATAGGCCGACGAGCAGATAGTTCCACCGCTTTCTCCTTTAGAAAAGAACGCATCCTCTGTCACTTCTTTCGCTTCCGTATGATGTGCAATAAAAGCAATCTCCACCTTTTCATACTTGGTTCGCAAAAAGCGAAGCATCCAAAAGAAAAAGCTACGAGCTACATATTTTTCGAAAGCTCCCATAGAACCGCTCGTATCCATCATCGCTATAATTACAGCATTGGAATGAGGCTTCACAATCTCTTCCCAGGTTTTAAAGCGCAAATCTTCCATCGAAATTCCTAGTTCCAGATCAGTGTACCCAGCTAATGCATTCCGACGAATGGCAGACAGTAGGGTACGTTTTTTATCAATATTCCCCATCAAACCTTTTTTCCGAACATCGTTAAATTGAATATCTTCTATGGTAATTTTCTGTTCAGCTTTTGTTTGAAGGTTGGGTAACTCTAACTCAGAAAACAGCATCTCCTGCAATTCTTCAACTGTAATCTCAGCTTCATAATAATCATCACCAGGTTGATCCCCGGCTCCTTGCCCCTGACCAGCACTAGCATCAGCCGAGTCACCGTCTTTAGCTATAACATCTCCTACCTTGGAGTCACCCCTACCTTGGCCTGTATGCTGTCCTTTATTAAAATTGTAACGAAAGCGATACTCATCCAGCGATCTGATTGGTATTTTAATAATGTCTCGTCCATTCGACATTATGATATTTTCTTCGCTTACTAAATCAGACAGGTTTCTCTTGATCGCCTCCTTTACCTTTTCCTGATGTCTGCTCTGGTCCTGATGACCTTTTCTATGCAGAGACCAGTCTTCTTTGGAGACGATAAACGAGGAATCGTTCATCAAGCTCCCCCCTATCGATTCAGCAAACTACCTACGTAACGCAGCAGTTCATTTGCTGAAATTGGCGTATATCCGTGTTCTTCTACTAAGCGACGTGTTACCTCATTGATTTTTTTCAATTGGTGCTCATCTGGCGTTTTTGTGGAGGTTGTTATTTTGACCACATCTTTTAAATCTGCAAATAATTTTTTCTCAATTGCTTCACGTAGACGATCATGTGTGTTGTAGTCAAACCGCTTTCCTTTACGCGCAAAAGCTGATATCCGAATAAGAATCTCTTCACGAAATGCACGCTTGGCATTTTCAGAAATACCGATTTGCTCTTCAATAGATCTCATGAGGCGCTCATCCGCTTCCAATTCCTCACCTGTTACTGGATCACGCAATCGGTTAGAATTGCAATACGCCTCAACATTATCCAAGTAATTATCCATCATCGTTTTCGCTGATTCCTCATAGCTGTATACAAATGCCTTCTGGACTTCTTTTTTTGCAATTTCATCATACTCTTTACGGGCAATTGAGATGAAATTTAAATAACGTTCTCGCTGTTCCTTACTGATGGAAGCATGCTGATCGAGTCCTTCTTTTAACGCCCGCAAAATATCCAAAGCATTTATAGACTCCGTATCACGGCGTATGAGTGCACTGGAGATCCTATTAATGACATAACGAGGATCAATCCCAAACATTCCTTCATCTGTATACTCATTCCGTAAATCCTCGATATCTGATCCTTTAAAACCCTCAACGGATTCTCCATTGTACAAACGCAATTTTTTTAAAAGATCGGCACCTTGTTTTTTGGACTCTTTTAAACGAGTTAAAATGGAAAAAATGGCCGCTGTATATAACGCATGTGGAGCAATATGAACATGACCTAAATCAGATTGTTTAATTAATTTATCATAAATTTTCTCTTCTTCTTTCACGCGAAGATTATACGGTACTGGCATAACAATCATTCGAGACTGTAATGCTTCATTCTTTTTATTTCCGATAAAGGATTTGTATTCCGTTTCGTTTGTGTGAGCAATTATCAGCTCATCAATTATAACCTCATATACCCAAAAGAGGAGGGGGATAGTTACCGCATTTCTGATAAGAAATAAAAAAGAAGAGGCTCCTAATGGGAGGCCTCTTTTTTTATTTTGGCTGATTCAACCAAGATACTTGCTATTTCTCTGTGTAGTTGAACCCATTCTTCTCGTGTTGGTCTTTTTTTAGGAGCTATAACACCAATCCTGCCATGTTTGCCATCAATCCATAGCGTAACCTGTTCATCGAGATTTTTTATAACTGGCGGATTTACTGATTTAACAGTATGCATCTAACTCCCCCTTTTTTTCTAGTTGTATATCTTATTCAAATCGCCATCTTAACTTAACCCCTATAATGAAGAACTTTTTTCGACTTGGATATTTAATACCATAGCTAGTTTGCGAAATGCTTTCTTTCGAATTTTTCTATAGGTGTCCTTACTACTAGGGGGGCAAACTTAAAATTATATACATTGTAGTCAGTGATATACTCAGCTTCTCTACACATGTACCTTTCTTCTATTAAAAAACGTTCCTTGCGCGGCAACTGCTCGTTCCATCAAACTACAATAGGCCTTTCTTGCGTTCATAGTATCAACATTGTGTATTGCTATAGAAGCTGTTTGGTCACTGGTTACATTCGTTGGCCCATGAAACCTTTCTGTATATCCTGCTGTGGTATTTGCTTCTCGCTCTTCAAACATCAAATATTTAGTTAACCGATATTGTTCAAATGCAGACTCTACAGCCCTATGAGTTTCTTTCTGGTCTATTTCTGCAAAAAAGCTCATCTGCATCATATCTCCCCTTAATGCTTGGATTGAAAAATTTTGCCCCTGCTGCTAACAGGGGCCAGAAACAATTTAGAATGGTAAGTCATCGTCATTTTCATTATTTGTGGAATCTACGTTAGATTCTTCTTGTTTCATCTCTTCTAGCGGTTCCTTTTCTTCATTGTCATGAGCTTCTTTCGCCTTGTTAAATTCTTCAACTGGTGTAGGAACGTCTTCAATGGTCAATTGCTCTTCTATTACCTCAACATCTCCACCTGATTCTACGTTGTACCAAATGCCCTCATGTACGTTTGGCTCACTGTCGTAATCGTAAATATCGAGTTGATCGCTTGAAATATCCAGGAATACAATATTGCCTTTCAATTTATGCAAGCTGACTATTTGTGCATCTGTAAGATCGCCTTTAATCTCAAATTTCAAAATGTCCTTTTTTGAACCTGCATTAAAATCAAGGAAGGTAGCTTTAACTAATGTTTTCATATATTGTTCTCTCCTTAGTTGGTTTATTTTTTATTTAAAAGGCGTAGTTTGTACTTTTTTACAGACTCCCGATATTGATGAAGAGCAATTCTAGCTAACACGTAGGCGTCAATGACGTTATCACTTGCGTAACTATATTTGAACATTTCCTCGACAGCTACAGCCACCGCATCTTTTTTTGATAAGGTACAAGGAAACAGCGAAAATACTGATCTAAAAAAAGAATCGGTGAAAGAATCAAAGAAAAAAGAACAGAGGCTGGATTATACCAATCACATTTAGCAGAAAGTGTTGAGGTTGATCGGGTTAGCATATCTAACTATGAAACAGGTAGAGCTGTGCCACCTTGGGATATAATCGTTGCACTTGCAGAGGTTTTAAATTGCACGACTGATTATCTTTTATGTAAGACAGATATTAACCTATATGACTGGATTCCTTCTCCTGCTGAAGAAGCGCAAAAAAAAGAGAACCCTGATCCGTATAAAGACGAAAAAGGGTTCTTAGCGAATATTGATCTAGCAGATGAAGAATTACTAAAACAGTTTAAAGTAGTTTTGGATGGTCAGGAGTTGACCGAGAAGGAATGGAAGAAGTTAATTGCTTTTCTCCGTGTTGATCGCCAGTACCATTAATATTGGGTGTAACATCATTTATCACATTCCGTAAATTGATTTTTATTACATTAGCTAATTTGTCTATATCTACAATCACGCGATCACGTATCATTAATCAATCCACCATCCTATTTACTTTATGTTTTTTCATAGTTGTTAAATCTTGTTAAACTATTATACCACAAAACAAGAACAATTGTTCTTGTTTTAATAAATAAAATATTAACCTCAGAAATATATTACGCAAGGAGAACAGCTATAAAAATTGACATCCTACAAGCGCTATACAATGAATAAGTAAAAAACCTCTAAATCCTTACACGGAATAGAGGTTTTTTATATCCCTTTATACACGAATTGCAAAATATTTATCATAAATAGATTCTATTTCTGGTTGTTTTCCAAATTCAAACACCATTTTATTGAACAGACGTGATGCCTTTAAAAAGAATCTGCTATTTGGGCTATCAGAGAAATAAGACAAGGCTCTATCTATGGATTGCAGAGCTTGATCTTTTTCTCCTAAATAAAAATGTGTTTCTGAAAGGGTCAATAGCCCCTCAGCGAGAGTATGTTCACTTGTGTTATTTTCAATTGCTGTTAAACAAAGTTCTTTTGCATCGGCATATTTTCCAATTAGATTATAGACTTTTGATAATTCAATCTTTGAATTATTCATCCAATGTAGTGAACCCATCTCTTCATGAAACTGGATTGCTTTTTCAAGGTTAGAAACAGACAAACCGTATTTTTGAGTACATCTATAAACAATTCCCAGATTGTTATATACACCTGCAATGCGAGCTTTCCTCTTGGAATCATTATACAATTTAAAAGCTTCAAGCGCTTTAAAGTTATATTGTTCTGCCATATCATATTGTTTCAGATGTCTATAACAGACTGCTATCCCTGTATAAATCTCTCCACTTTTATATAGAATATCGTATGCCTGATTAATCTTTTCAGCTTGTTCAAATTTTTCAATACCTGAGTAATATTCGCCTAGTCTTACATGCATTAATCCTATTGTGTAATGAAGGGCAACCTTAGGTATTCCGGTAATATCATGTTGAAGTGTCAATTGATACGCTTCATCCAAATAAGAAATAGCCTTATGAGGTAATTCTTGTGTTGAATAAAGCTCTCCTAAAGAGACAAGGGGACGTATGAGTAATAAAGGGTTTGGTGTTTGTCTTGCATAATTGATGCTTTCCAAAAAGTAAGACGCTGCTTGATAAAAGCTTTGATCTGATTGGGCTATTATTCCCTTTCCCCATTCATAAACACTTTTTTCTGCTTCTTTTAGCTCTATTCCCGAAATTTTACACAATAATTTGTGTATATTATCAAAATCCCCTTCCTCAGCACTATTAACAATTCCACGTATAGCTTTATGTACTTGGATTTGTTCATAGGCAGAAACATCAAAATCTGAACAGATTTCAACCACGCTTACCTGTAAACGTTCTGCAATTTTAACTAAGATATCTGGAACTGGTAAAGCATGGTCTTTTTCAACCTGACAAATATAACTACGACTGCAAATTCCCTCGGCTAATTCCCCCTGTGTTAAGTTTAATTTCAATCTGTATTTTTTGACTTTTTCGCCAATCGTATTCAATTGACTTCCTCCCTCATCAACCCGTTTTTTTACATATTATACCATTCATTTTATTGTTTTACAAAATTTAATATTTTGATATTTTTTATCCTTTTGTTGTTTTAATTGACATTTTTTTGATTTTTAGCATATTATAGAATAACATAATAGAAATGGGGGATTATTATGAAAAAACATCTTATTAAGATGGTAATGTCTTTATCTGCGTTATCCCTATTTGGACTCGGTTCTGCTGTAAGCTTCATTAAACAAATGTCGGATCAAATTGGAATTTAAAAACTATAGTAATACAACAGAATGTCGACACGAAAAGTGGTCGACATTCTGTTTTTTTATTTTTATTGTTTAGTAAATCAAACATTTTATTAAAAGATGAATATAAATTTTATTTTTTAACATATATTTACATTCAAACCTGATGTTGTTAATATGATTACGAATTACCAAAATATACAAAGGAGAGTGATGCTTTTATTAAAATCATATAAAATGAATTTTTTTGAAAGGGAGGAATGTCTTTTCAAGAAATAGGTCTTAGGAGGCATGTTAGGTGCTAGTATGGGGCGATTGTAGAGGTAGATGTCGAAAGAAGGATTTTAAACAGGTAATAAAAACGGGATGTTCCCAAATGCCCAACGAAAGCTTAGGAACACCCCCACAATCAGAGCATATTAATGATGCTCCATTCGAGTTTACCACGCCTTTGCGTTTAAATGGAAAAAAATATTTTTTTTCGAAAAAGTAGTTGTCTTACATGTGAATAAGCTGTACGGAAACTTTACAAAGCCCAGTAAGGGGAATAATTATAAAACCGTTTTTCAGCTATTCATTGAAAACAACTAGAAATTCCAATACGAACGTGAATTTCTCAAGATGGTAAAGTAAAAATTTGTAATTTTTTAATAAGTTTGGTATATTGTAGAAGGAGTGTTATGTATGAAAAAGGAAATATTAACTGGAGTATTATCTGTAACCATGTTATCAACGGGTATCATTCCAGCAGTAGCTTCAAATAACATTGACTCTAATCTGTCGATCGAACAAAGAAACCAATATGTTCAAGCGGAGATGGACAAAGAAGGACTCTCCTTGTTAGCAGGTTTAAAAGTTGACATGGGGCAATACGTTACCTTAGGTAAAGATAATTTACTACATCTTGATCCTAAAGCTAAGGAACTGATTGGTGAGAAAGCGTACAGTATTTTCGAGCGTGGGGTTAAGACAATCAATGACGCTTTAAACAGCGGAGAATATCAAATACAAAATAACAAATTAGTAAAAACAGACCTAGTACATCCTCAATTTGATCATGAAGAATTTTGGTGGGGGATATCACTGCAATACAATAATAGAGAAACAAAAGAACTTGCATCCTTGTGTGAGGAATATTCCAGCGATTGGGCATTAGCATCAGCAATTACTAGCTTAGTACCAGGTGGGAAAAGTGTATCTATTGCTTCAGCGATTATGTCATGGGGAAACTCAAAATTTGCAAGAAAACTTAATAGCAAAAATGAGGGTAAAGGTGTAAATGTCGATATAGCTTGGCTACCAGTAGTTATCTCGATCTATGGTAGGTAGTAATTACCTATAGAGATAGCTGGAAGGAGAGAGTTATACCATGGTGTCTTTTTTGACAGCTGTCGTCCTGTTTAGTCTATTAGGTTACCTATATTTTAATTCTGAAGTAAACCCAATGATACTAATTTTATTAGGGATATCAGCTTTAGTAAATGTGTATCGTGGGTTTAAAGAATTAAAGAAAAAATCGTAGTATTTAAAATACGATTTACAGATCGTGTCCCGATAATAACTTTTAAATAGACAAACGTCAGAGTCTCTTGTATTCTGACGTTTGTCTCATTATTTAGATTTAAAATACTATGAAGCCGATAGAGTACGTTATGAATAAAAGTTAATTATTGGAGGGGCGAGATGATGAATATTCCTCTTCACCCTCCTACATATGAAAGGGATGAACATTTATTAAAATAGATAGATATTCATCGTGTTCCTATTTCATTGTTTTGGGTATACTCGTTTTTATTGATCGTTTACTACGTAATTCGTTCGATAATATTTATGTTCCATTGCTTATCGAATTAGTTTTGTTATATTTATTGTTCAAATTAGCGGATAAATTTATCGCCCCATTCATTCAAAAAATTTATACTAGATATCATATTCATGTGCTAGCCATTTATATTGTTTATTTCCTGTTTTTTATTTTTGTTATGGCATAAAATCTAGTTATTGTAAGAGCGAACGCCCGAATCCCTTATATTCGGACATTTCTTTGTTTTGATTCCCTTTAACTTTTATTCTGCGGCTCCTGTCCACTTGCAATCCTTACCCGATCGGCAAGCTCCCCAAGGTATTTTGCCTGTCTTACAAGTGGATCAAGTATTTTACTAGCCAGCAAAACATCTCCTTAAAATACGAATATGTGTTCTTATTTCATTAAATCTTGAAGAGACTATGCAATGGGTAAAATTACATGTTTATTAATAAAAAAGACAAGGGAGAGTGTACTGGAATAAACATTGTAATGCTATTAAATATTAATAAAGAGATCATACTTAGGAAATTTGATTTATTATTACAATTGTTTCTTGAGACAAGGTTACATTGGTAAACCGCCTCCGCCTCCTCTGTCATCTGGGCAACACCAACCGCACCAACCAGGCCCGCAACACCGAAAACAAGAGGATATTTGAGTAGGATATTGATTTACATATTGAGGATATTGATTTGCATATTGAGAATATTGAGTAGGATATTGATTTGCATATTGCACCAATTTACCACTTACTTTCTTGAATCCCTTAGAGTTAGATTTTTTCCTTTTCAAGTAAAATTACCTCCTTATGACGATTTAAGATAGGTTATTCAAAGAATTTTTCTTTTGACTGGACGTGTGACTCAAGTGACGAAAATGGAGGTAAAAAAATTGTTCAGGAAGATTAAGAAGTAGAAATAATCAAAAGTGCCAAGAAGATTTGGAGATGGATTTTGTTTAATCGAGCTGAAAAGTTTTCTAATTCATTGGTATTATTTCAACACAAGGTCTTGCTTTGACATGCTCATCTAACGAAACAATGGACAGTTGGTAACGGGCTTCTGCATCTTTTCTTTTTAACAAGAAACTCACTCCTTTCCACTACATTCATACATTCAGCAAAAAAGCGTGCAGACCTCCATACCTTTCGGTATTTTATCTACACACTGACACTCCATCAGGCTATATATTCTATGTAGTTGTAAGATGACTTAGGTTTCTACATTGACCACATCTTCTACAGGTATCCACACGAAGTTCTCATCGTTATTAACTTGATCTGTTTAAACGTTGAATCAAATTTATCTACCCATCCCCAAGCGGATTCTATCACGCCTCTGCCCTCTATTGTCTCTTTCCACCAGCTAATTGTAAGGGCATAGTCATACTGACGTGAGTCAGATATCCTGTAGCAAAACTCGGCCAGCTCATCCTCTTCAATGATCGGCTTCTCGATCAGTTTCCTTATCCTCGTGATACTGACGTAACATTTCTGCATGTTCTGGCAAGATGAATTTTTTACAAGTGTCCGAATTTCCCTTTAAGCTTTTGTATTTTTTATACCGGAACGTAATTTAATTAGGTGAATACACATATTATGAAGTTTTCTATAAAGGAGAGTTTGTAACATGTACTATTTTCAACCTAATAATTATTTCTACAGGCAACTGAATAACGACAATTACTTAAGGCAGCCTAATCAAGTTAAAGCTTATCCAATAGATATTCCTATTTATGTTAAAGGTGAAAACATAAATAAACTGCCGTATAAAGCATTGAATTACCACCTTGTTGGTGCTCGACCAGCTGTATATGTCCCAATTGCTCAGTTCTCTAAAGTTGGAGCGACAGTACATTGGGATGAGCAAACTCAAATAATCAGTGTAGGTACTGATGAAACACTCGAAGACAAGCTTATTGCCTTAAAAGCATGGCGAATGGCTTATGGAGAAATTTCTAAAGCGGTTGAAACGCCAGAACAACAAAACAAGGTGAGATTTAACGGGATGGTGGATGATAAATTTGTTTTTGACGGGATATGGTGGAATGGTGCTGGAGGTGATGTGCCTAGGCTTACTGTAGGAAGATACTACAGTGCCCATGCAGGAGGTGAGGGTATGTCACAAATTTATTTGACTGTTATAAATGATCAAGGAGGACAAAGTTACTTTCGCAGGTCAAGATTCTCCTTTGAAGCAGAAGGTATCCCCTCCCCTGAATTTTAATATTCCATAGTAAAAGTAGAATTTTTATACAGCGGCTTTATTTTTTCGTCCCAGAGCATCCCCAAAAAAGAGAAATGACCAAAATCGTAAAGTCTTTCGCTGACGTGAAGGATTTTGAGCAAAAGGAACCGACAGAGAAGCATACATCGTTAATAAAAAATACAACATCGGACCTTTCAATTCTAGAAAAGACTTCGTTAGCTACAGTCACATCGAAAGCTTTGAAGTCCAAGAATACAGTAGATAATAAGATACCCCCTCTTAAACTATATGTGGAGGGGGTTCTCATGTTTTTTAAGGTGATCAGTAAATTTTTTAAATAGCTAATGTTTGGTTGCAAATTTTCATGAAAACAAGCAAAATGGTTGCAAAGATGATTGTCAAGAAAAAGAATGAAAACCCTCCCGATTAAGGAGGGTTTTATAGTTATTTATTCTGCGGTTCCTGACCACTAGCAATCCTTACCCGATCAGCAAGCTCCCCAAGATATTTAGCTTGCTCCTGCTTCCCCATTGCGTCACTAACTTTCCATTGTGTTTTCAACACTAAAATGATCTCATCTGCAAGCCTTCTATCCATAGTTGTTTCCTCCTTCATAATTGCATCCCAAAAGTCTTTTTCCATGCAGTTCATATCTACGTTGCCTTTAATACCAGCTACTTTCCCACAATCAGAATACTGAAAGACCGCCCAGCGGCCCCATGTAGGATTTAACATAGGTTGGTTTGTATTGTAATGGGCTACCCATAATGGATAGCAAGCGAGAGCTTTATCAAGGTTACGTTTAGCAAAATAAGCTCCTGTATAGATCATAGGCGGTTGTCCTGTATGGCCCTTAATATGGGTAAGAAACGCGAGACAAAACGCTGTAATCTGTGCAGGTGTTAACCCCTTGTCCGTCTCAATATCAAGCACTAACGGCATATCACACGGTAGTCCTTTGACCGTTTGAACAAAATGTTCAGCTTGTGCCTGGGCAGATAAATCAGGGTGGGCAAAGTGATAATACCCCACCTTGATTCCGGCTCTATTGGCTCCCTGAGCATTTTCTTTTAGCTTCCTATCTACTAGGCTAGTCCCTTCTGTCGCCTTAATAAAAGCGTACTTCACACCGTCAGACGCAACCTGATTCCAATTAATTTCTCCTTGCCATTTAGAAACGTCTATACCCTTGATATTGGTTGTATTCTTTGCTTGCATTACTTACCATCTCCTTTATCTTTTAAGACCTCTACAGCCCGTTTAAGGGGAGATGCCCTTTAATTCTGTCTTACTAATAGCCTTTAAGTGAAGTACATCAAACCACGGGATTTTACGTTGCTCCCCATTTGGTAAAGTCGTTGTATATCACACTTCACCTGTGTTCGGATCGGTGGTTACTTCCGTCACAGATGGATTTAAGGGCCATAACGCTTCCGGTCTGCCATTCCATCCCCAATCAATAAGAGCGTAGGCATTTCCCCATAGCATTACATGTACTTGCAGTAACTCTTTAAACGTGTAGGCGCTCATATACGGATTAGGCCGAATGCCTAGCAGACTCGTGACAGAATGGTTTCGATCTCGTTCGATTCTGTTTCCCTTGCGAGTGAAAATCTGGATCGGTAGCTTGCCGATATCACCACCTAAGATACTCGCGCATGTGTAGACATTACTGTTTAATAGAGCTGTGTCACCTGTTACGCGTTCCCCACTGTATGTTGTTGATCCACCAAGTAGATTAATGAGCCAGTCTTTCGGGTTCTGTAAGTCTGATTCATTTTGAAATAAGCTCCTGAATATCATTGCTTTCACCTCCTGTCGTCAGGTACACTCGACAGTTTCTTGCCGATTAGAAAGCCTAAAAGACATAAAAAAACACCGGATACATAAAGTCCGGCGATACCATTTAGTAAGTAGGTGGCTGTCGTAATACAAGCACATCCAGAGAGAATGAGAATATCCTCGATAAATAATAGCAGGAACCGTAAGTACTTCACTTTCTCCCTTCTTTAAATTGCATAATAAAAAATCACCGCATATATAACGATGATTTTTTCATTATCTTACTATCACAACCAATAGTTTTTCATTAAATCACTAAACCATTGAGGCTGCCTTACCTCTTCTCTAGGAAGGTATTCCTTTAAAACAGGTTTAATATCAAGTATTGGAGTACCTTTAACAGCATCTAAACCTTGTACATATAAAACTCTATTCTCTCTTTTTAATAGTTTTACAGTTGTTAACCCTAATTTATTGGGTCTATATTTACTTCGTTGAGCAAGAATCCCTACTTTAGGATAATTAGGATTATTTCTTGGAATCTTAGAACCATATTCAATTTCATCGTCTCGGACTTGATCAAAATAAAAAATAATCTCTATATGTGAGTACTCGTCAATACCATCCAAGCTACTATCTTTCATATGATCAGCTAATGTAATAGTAGAAATCTCTTCCCCCCAAAAATCATGAGACAAATCTTCTCTTTTATTCTCAACAAAACCAATTGGTTTAACTTGAAACATTGAAATCTCATCTCCTTTTGACCTATAAATTAAATTCAATATATTTGTATATTATTTTACAATCAATCTTTAAAAATAGTTTTCAAAAGGATTGGCTAAATTAAGAAAAAACTTACTAAAGATTTTAGAAACTGAAATTCCCCGATAAGATATGTGCGTTTAAATCCGCTTTATAGTCTCTACACATTACCCTTACATGTGCATTTATCGCTGACGCTATCGGGTCAATCCGATCCGTAGATTTGGACTTGTCAAGCATAATATTTTCCTGGGCGTCCATCTTGGTTACTGCGTTTCCGATTGACCATTCCAGAACAGGGTTCTTGTCGTGTAGAACCTTCTTTTCTAAGACCATTTCTCTGAAATTCTTAGTCGGTTCTGATAGAGTACGTACCCCTTGCCTAATTTCAATCATGGTATAGCCTTCTGCCTCCATATCAGCAGCGAATTGAGTTGCATTGTATGGTTCGTAACAAATTTCTTTGATTTTCCATTCCTTTTCGCGCTCCATGCGCTGAATATACGCCTTAATAAACGTGTAATCTACTACAGCCCCAGGAGTAGCCGTTACCCACCCTTGCTGGATATATAGATCGTAGGGGAATCTATCTGTTTTTCGTTTTACTGCTTACGTATCCTCGGGTATAAAGGAATAATTTAAGATAGCAATGTGGTCATTTTTTAAATCAAATTCAAATGACACACTGGTTAAGTCAATTTTTTTAGACAGGTCAATACCAACGATACAATCAAATTCAGCAAGATTAGGGAATTCATCAACGCCGCATTTGGCCCAAGCCTTCAGTGACATATACCCGTTCTCTTTCTGATCTACCCACCGATTCATATTTTTAGTTAAGTAGTTTCGCATCTTCTCCGGTACATCTAGAGCCGCTTTAAGCTCGCCACGCAAATAAGCCATACCCTCTTCATATGAACATAAGATTGGGTTGGCTTTTATCCAGACAGATTCATCCTTGATATCATCGTCCTTGTCAAGCTCGTTGACCATTACGAAATATTCCTCATTTTCTATGGATGAATGAGGATCAAGGATATTCGAAATATACTTGTATTCCACACGATAGCAAGGGTGGTGCAGGTTGAATCCTGCTGTTGTAATAATCATCATTAACGGTTGACTACGTGCGCCCATACCCGACACAAGCACGTCATAAATTTCGGAAGTAGGGTGGGCGTGATACTCATCAATGATGCCAGCTTGTACGTTAAAACCGTCACCCGTTTTTCCTGCATCCTTTGATAGAGCAGCGATAAAAGATTCACTTTTGAGATGCTGTATTTTTCCGTAGGCTACTTTGAACTTACCTTTTAGATCGGGGCAACCATCAATTTGTGTTCGTGATTCATTCCATACAATTTTACTTTGCTCGGCTTTGGTAGCTCCGATGTAGACCTCTGACATGTTTTCACCGAAAGCAGAGGCTTCATAGCTTGCCACAGCTCCCAAAGATTGCGATTTAGCATTTTTCCTTCCTACCTGCCAATACGCTTTGCGAAAACGCCGTAGACCTGTATCCTTATGCACCCATCCATAAATGTTCCCAAAGACAAATACCTGGATTTCATGAGGGGTTATTCGTTTACCAGCAAGTTTCCCTTTTGTGTGCCGGAATAAAGACATCCAATATAAAAAACGATGTGCTTTTTCCTCATCAAAAATATAAGAAAAATGTTCCATCCCCTCATTCTTGATATCATCCAGGAAACGGCTACACGCCCATTTGTGCTTCTCACAAGCAACTATCTCACCAGCTACGATATCAAGACTATAGTCAATTAGATATTGTTTAATCATAAATCACCAAACGCCTTTTCGACCTCGCTAGGCTCCTGCTTCTCCTGTTTCGGTATTACAAGTTTGCATCGAGAAGCAATAGTAAGGCCCAAGTCACTTGCTGCTGATCTACATTGTTTAAATAATTTATCCTGGTTAATCAATAAATCTGAATAAGCTGCGTTTGCATCCTCCCATTCGTTCATGTCAATTACAGCCCCGTCACCATCATGAATGGCTTGTTTGCGCTGCACTGTTAATTCCGTTTCTAGTAAAGCATCTGTGACTTTTATATACATCTTTCGGGCATATAAAAAGCGAGCCAGTGCATCTACATCAAGATTAGTCATGATGCCGATTTGCAGCAGCTCGCTTGCAATCTTTTTAAATTCTTTTTTCAGGTCTTTCGGTAGGTAGTTAGGGAGCTTAACTTTGTCATTTGCCGCCTTTATTTCTTGGGCTTTACGCTGTTCTATTTCAGCTTTTGTTAGATTTTTCTTTCCCTTGTAGAGCAGCAAGTCGACTGGTTGCCTTGGTCTAGCCAT